GAGTTAAATGACAAGATAGGTAAGCCCGAAAAAGAATCAGATCTATGAGCTCGTGGTACTATAAAATAACCTCAGATCTCTCAAATATTGCTGATTTCATAGATTATTATGAGACAGAATTAGAGACTGCCCGAAGAGAATTATCACTAAAGGGTAAGTCTCTAGAAACACATGCTGGAGAACTTCCCGGATTGGTGGAACAACGGTTTGCTCAATTACAAGAGATTGAGGCCGTGTTAGAATACCTAAATATCAAATTGCGCAAGGAAAGATCGGCCGAGTTTAAGAAATTCTTAGAAGCATATCAAAAATCTCTTAGCTCTAGAGATGCTGAAAAATATGTTGATGGGGTACAGGCAATTGTCGATTCAACATTGTTGGTAAATGAAGTTGCTCTGTTAAGAAATAAGTTTTTGGGTATTTCGAAAGGGTTCGAAGCGAAAAATTTCATGACTGGGCATATAATAAAATTACGTGTAGCTGGTTTGGATGATGCGAGCTTATAATGTCAACTTGTAAATTAATAATTCAAGATGAAGTTAATATCAAATTCGAAGGACTTGATGTTGTAACTCGTAGAAAACTTTATGACTCAGTAAAGTATTTCCTAGAATACGCAAGACACATGCCATCTTATAAGCTCGGACATTGGGATGGTATGAAATCCTTTTGTGATATAGGCGGCCGTAGTTTTATTAATCTTCTAGATAGACTTCTGCCTGTGGTACAATCTCAGGGTTATGAAATTGAAATTGAGGATCTCAGAGATACCACGCATGAGTTTATCTTTGATGAAGTAGAAGAAGATAGTTATTCAGATATTAGATGGCCTAAAGGACATCAGCGCGTCGGTGATCCTATTATTCTTCAGGATCACCAGGTTGAGGTAATTAATTCTTACCTTAACAACCTTACTGGTGTAAATATTGCCCCTACAGGCTCGGGAAAAACACTAATTACGGCGATTTTAAGCCATAAGGTTCAACCTTACGGTCGCAGCATCGTAATTGTTCCCACAAAGGATTTAGTAACACAAACCGAAGATGATTATAAAAATTTAGGATTAGATGTGGGTGTATTCTTCGGTGATAGAAAAGAATATCTAAAAACCCATACAATATGTACATGGCAAAGTTTGGAAAGCCTAGCAAAGCGCTCGAAAGAAATAGATTTAGAGATAGATATAAACGATTTCTTCGAGGGAGTAGTTTGCGTTATAGTAGACGAAGTTCACAAAGCAAAAGCCGATGTATTGAGAAAGTTATTATCGAGCTATTTGAAGAATGCCCCAGTAAGGTGGGGATTGACCGGAACAATGCCGGAGGAAGAGTATGATAGTGTTTCCGTTATTGCTTGTATTGGCCCACTACTTGGTAGAATTAATACAAAAGAACTCCAAGACAAGGGACTCTTAGCTCAATTACATGTTAATGTTTGGCAGATGCAGGATTTAGGTGAAACTGCATTTGACAACTATCAATCTGAACTAAAGTGGCTAACAACTAATCAAAAGAGATTGAAGTTCTTAGCGACTAAGGTTATTGAGATGTCTGAGAGTGGCAACACACTTATACTAGTTGATCGCATTGAGACTGGAGAAAAGTTACAATTGCTTATACCAGATTCTGTATTCGTCTCTGGCAAGATGAAATCAAAGGATCGTAAAGACGAATATAAAGAAGTTCAAGAAGTCGACGGAAAGGTTATTATTGCCACTTATGGTGTAGCGTCTACGGGCATCAATATTGTTCGTATTTTTAATCTTGTGTTGTTTGAGGCAGGTAAAAGTTTTGTGCGTGTTATTCAGAGTATTGGTCGCGGTATTAGAGTTGCCCCAGATAAGGACTTTGTGAACGTTTATGATGTCTGTTCAAATTGTAAATTCTCTAAACGACACTTGACAAAGCGGAAAAAGTTTTATTCTGAGGCCGAATATCCGTTTAGCATTAAGAAATTGGATTATTGATGAAAAGTGTAAAAACAAAATTGTCTGTTTCAGATTTGGGTGCGTTTCAGAGATTTTTAGAACATTATGAAATTATCGGTGTGTTTGTAGGAATCTATGAAGTAAGAGTAAATAATTTTCAAATAAACAATTTAATTCACTATGTATACGATGAGGATAATACAACAAGTACCTTAACCATGTTGGCACTAAAATATGGTAGCGTTGAGAAGGCATTCTTAAGAGCACGTTATACAGAACGAGAAGTAGAAGAAATGTACGAACTGAACACAACTTATAAGAGGTAAGCAAAATTAATATTCTAACAAATGAAAATAAAGCGTATAATTTAGATAAGATCCCAAACGAAATTGAGGACATACGCTATTGTGTAATGGATTATTCAGATCCTAAAAATCCTGATTACTTCTTCATACCATTAATCTTCCTAGAAAGCTTTTATGCACCAGCAGTAGTTTTAAAAATTGGTCAATATACCGTTCAAATGCCATTAGATTGGTCAATACTCGTGTGTGATGAGGATTACAGCGACCTAGAAGTGATGCCACTCACAAGTCTAAATGATCGTGGATTTCATACAATGGTATTCAACCCACTTAGGCATATGGTACCAAGGCCCCAACAAATTACTATTACAAATGTCTACGCAGAAGTAAAATGGTTCTTTCCTAAGCTAAAAAATGGAAATATTCTTGTTGTGCCGTTAGAAGATAAACTACACCCAAATTGTGTATTGTTTGTAAAAGAAGTAAATAAACTACCTGATGTAATTGATATTGGAGCGTTATTTGAATAACGATATGAGTAGTTGGGTTTCAGAATTCTTTGAACTCAATCCAGATGCTGTAAAGGTTGAGGAAACCAAAGAGAAGAAGGGTAAGGAATATAAGAATGACCTCTTTAAAGATGTTATTCCTGCACTTGATCGTCGCGATAAGAAGTTCTATAGTAGACTCAACGAAGAACAACAAAAAGATATTTCTATTTGGACATTAACTAGATGGATGAGTTCAACGGTTCGTGATACAGATCTTCAACTAAGTAATGTTAATGATATCGTAAATGCTCATTCAAAGTTTCTTACTAAACATAAGGAATTACAATGGATGTTGTTGGCTGTATCGGGTACAGGCCGTCCAGAGAGGCACGAATGGATTTCTCCTCCGCGTGGTGTGAAGAAGAATAAACTTGAAGAACTTGTATTAACTTATTTTCCGAATCTGCGCGATGCTGAGCTTGAGTTATTTCTAAAACTCAACACAATTGAAGAATTAGAACAATTTCTAAAAGATAATGGATTTGATGATAAAACAATCAAAGAACTATTAACAAAAGGAAAATGATTGTTAACCAAGAAGAACGTAATGGATCAAAAGTTTGAATGTAAATTCTGCGGGAAAAAATTCCATAGAGATTCTACACTCACGACTCACATGTGCGTTAAGAAACAGAGGCACCTAGATTCAAATACATCTGGGTTTCGCTTCGGTCTTAGATCATTTCAGCGATTCTATTCTCTAACAACAAATTCTAAAAAAATAAAAACACAAGAAGAATTTATTGATAGTCTGTATTACATTGATTTTGTAAAATTTGGAAATCATTTGGCTGCTTTGAAGCCTGTACACATAGAACAATACATTGATTTTGTTATTATGAGTGGTCTGAAAATGCCAAAATGGACATCTGATCCAGTCTATGAATTATATATTGAGAATCTTGTAAAGACTGAACCACCGGCAAGTGCAGCAGAAAGAACTATCTCTTTTATTATTGAATGGTGTGAAAAGAATAATTTACAATTTAATCGATTCTTTTTTGATATTTCTGCTAATGAGGCAGCGTATCTTATAAAGACAGGTAGGATTAGTCCGTGGGTATTATATCTATGTGAGACAGGAAGCAATCTAATAGATCGCTTCAATGGTGATCATGCTGAGATGATTCAAACCGTTATAGATCCGGGATTTTGGATGCGTAAGTTAAAAACATCTAAAGATGATGCTGATTATATTAGCACATTATTAAAGCAGGTCGGGTTATGAAAACATTTAGACTTTTATCAAACACCCCCGTAGATAATATTAATAATTGGATAAGAGTTAATGATATGAATGGAAAAATATCATACAACTGGATTAATCAACACTTAGTATTCGAGAATGATGAAGATGCTACTGCATTTTCGTTAAGATTTGCAATAATTGCTATTGAATCGAAAATTGATATGATGCTAAAAAATGAAAAAAATAACAACTGATGTTGATATTGATGTCTTTGGTAGAGACGATATCTTAAAAGGAATTGAGTGTATCTTTGGCCGTATTGACCGACCTAATAATAAAGTAGAGAAACATCCTACAGGCGTATACTTTCAGAACATACCACGTGATCCAACAACCAATATATCTACACTAGATCATA